ATCTCATCGTTGAATTCAAACATCTGATCTCTTGCAGCAGAGGAGATTGCATTTTCAAGGAAGATAAACAATCTACGAACGTTTATTCTATCAAATGCAGATGCTTTTCCAAGACCAGTCTTATCACCAAATAGAATTATTCCTCCACCAGGTGAGAAGATGATTGGATTAATTCGATTGGAATACAATTTATCTCTTTGTGTTTGAGATGGATTGTATGTTAACTTAACTGCATTGAGTATTGCACCTCTTGCAGTTCCTGCTGGTGAGAACCAAGGGAAATTGTTGATATCATTTCTTGCACATAATCCAGCAATGTCTCCATTCATTGGAACATATCTGAATGTATCTGCAAATCTATCATACATGTATTTGTAACTTCCATCAAATACTGCGAATGATGAAGAAGTTACGGGAGCAAAGAATCCAACGACATTATCTGTAATTTGATCATCGTTGAAAACTGTTACAGAACCTGCTGCTCCATCACTTAAGAATGCTCCTCTATGTGGAGAAACAAATGCAACAGCATCCTTTCTTATTTCTGCTACAGAAATAATTTTGTTTGCTAATGATTGTGCTGTCTCTTTAGTATGATTACCAGAACCCATCAAAATAAAGTCTGCTGAATTTAAATTATCATCTTCAAAGAGTTGATAACCTCCTGCGAGACCTGCTAATGTAACTTGAAATGCTCCAGTTGCTTCATCATCTGTACCACCATCATAGTTTTTACCACCACCTAATGTAAGAGTTGTTGCTCCAGTTGCAGCGAACCTGATACCTTGTGCTTTTTGATCCCAACCTACATCAGAAGATAGTGTAAAATTAGTAGCTCCAGTTGCAAATGCTGTTGTGACTATACCTGCAGGTGCTCCACCAGCAAATATGTTAACAGAATTATTATAAGTGTACTTTCTCCAGTATGATGGTGAACCTAAAGAATATTCAGCATCTTTTGCCTTAGACATTGATAGATGCTTCTCAAGAATCGTACCTGCATTGCCAGATACTTCACCCTCATCATCTATCACTACAACATGAACTTCATCAAATCTTGAATCACGAGCAGCTGCATAACTTGAAGTGCCTGGACGATCTGCAATATTATTCCAATTAATTGTTGAATTTGTTAACTGAATAGTTTGTTGATCAAACCAATCTACGTTTGCAGTTGGTGTTGCACTTACATATTTTGTGGATTGTCCAGTAGTGTGGATTCCAAGTGATGTATTACCAAACTTGTATATACCATTTGGTTGGTAAGTTGCCTCTGTGGATACACCAGCATTTGTTACTGACTCAAGTAACTTGACAGATACTTTTTTATTAGTTGAATCAACTTCTGTAACAATACCTTTAAAGTAACCAGTTAACAATGAAGTTGTACCAGATCCTGCTACTACAGTGTTTGCAGGTATTGCTTGTGTAATACCATATCCAACTTGTATGTTTGCTGGTAATGTACTAAAAGTTAATACTTGATCTGCTAAGTCGTCAATTATTGCAACTTTAAGTCCATTTGCCCATGAACCAGGATTTCTAGCAGCAACAGTTACTCCTGTAATTGTTGAACCATCATATCCTAAGTCATTATAATGTTCTGTGCTTTTTATCTTTATGTCCGATGCACTTCCAGAAAATGCGTTCTTTAAGTCATCATCATCAGCTCTAACGACCCTTAAAGGTCCTCCATATGCAAGATAAGATGATGCGACCATCCAATATTCATAATGTTTGTCAACAGAGTATGGTTTACCAAACGCATCTAGTAAATCTTGCTCCGACTCTACTAAAATTGGAAGGTCAACTGCTCCTTTGGCAAATGGTCCAACAATAGCACCAACTTTGTCTGATGCTGTGTCAACACGACCAACGGTTAGGTCAACTTCTCTAACTACAATTCCAGGAGATGCTAAATTTAGTGGCATCTTTATTCTCCGAATCTCAGATTATTTCTGAAATTATTTATTAAAATGCCCTTTTTCATGTAGTCTACATGTATTATAAAGCACCATCCCAGAAGGTATCACCCATTGGTTGCATATTTCTTGATAAGAAATATAGACCTACATTACACGCAAACCAATTAATATTGATTATCCAAGTTTGTCTCCAAAGATATTTTCTATTTGTCTCAACTATAAAAATGTTTCTTTGATTATCAGATTGTTTTACAATTTGTTCCAACACCAATGCTATCACAAATCCTATTGCGTAGATATAGAAAGCAAAGTTAAGAAAACTTGAACTGAAAAGTAAAGCTGAAATCATCTGTAGTCCCACATGTAAGAACGATCGCCGTATTCATCAGTATGCCATACATCACCGTCTTTGTCAACAAACTGACTATCCTCTAACCCTGTGTTTATAAATCCGAATGGTGCCATGTCCTGTTCAATTTGGTTTTTCTGTTCTTCATATATCCTCTTTCTGATATCATTATCAGTCATTTCTTTAAAATATTCCTGTTGAACTAACCACGCAAAGAGAACTAAACACATTGCCAAGTCATCATTTGATCCCTCTTCTGCCTCAAATGAATTATGTTTTTGTGCAAATGTAGTTAACTCTGATATTATTTCATAATCACAAGTGAGTAATTTATGATCTTCAATCAGTGTTTTCAGGTTACTGCAACCCAGTTTCTTAACTGCTGAAGTAGTTCTTACACCAAGTTGTGTTTTCTTTCCTGAAAACCCTTGACCCACTATTTGACCATTTCGACCTCTCATCGACGCCATAAGTAAATTTTCATACTCCAAATCATATTGAAGTATGCTGGCAACCTGATCTCCTATATCATTTACCTCAACTAATATGTAAGCATTATTATATCCCTTTGCTACATCAAGTATGACATTTGGAAATAACATAGGTTTGATTTCATTGTTTCGGTATTTTGCTACCACCTTATATGGGAACTGAGTTGTATCAAAAACAATAAATGCAGAGAAGTCATTTCCAAGTCCTCTTGCAACGTCAACCGTGATTATGTAATTATGATCCTTTTCTGGTTTTTCGTAAATATCTAAACCTGCATTTCTTGTAATTGGATTTTCATATACCATATTTTTCAATATAGCAGGTGCTATCAAAGTATTAACAGAACCTAGAAACTCACATTCAAACTCAACTCTGAATTGTTGTTCTGATGTGTTTGCAATGGTTTGTTCTTTCCAAACAGCATCTCTGCCTGGCACCTCACTCCAATGAACATCAGTTGGCACATATTCATTTTTATTTCTCTCTGCATCATGCCAATATCTGTAAAAGTGGTTCATTCCGTGAGGGGTAGAGACCATTATGACTTTGGTGTTTTTACCAGAAGTGATAGTAGGATATACTGAGGCAAAGAATGA